GAGGGTATAATTCGCGGAACGCAGCCAGTATTGCCCATTAGAGGTTTGTCCTAACTGTGCAAACTGACGATATGTAGAGCTATTGTTATTGGCCGTAGGAATATTGGTAAGGTAATATTGGAACGGCTCACCTTCGGCTGTATTTTTAGCAACCGGACGACTATCCCAGTCTGACGGTTTGAACTGCATTTGTCCAGCAGACGGAATCCAGAACAAGTCCTCAGTTTCGTAAACATCGCCATCAAAACAGCTATTGTTGTTCACGGTTGGAACCTTAATTTTGCCTGCGACAGCCACCAATTCCGAAGGAATAAGTTGCAAGAAACCTTTACCCGTATAATCACATCGGTCAGTAATATGAACTGGTGTGTAGCTAGACTGAACATTGTCTGCGTCCGAGTTAAGGATTGCACGAAGCTGTGAGCCATCCCAACGGTTGATATATGCGTTGTTGAGTGCAGTAAAGCCCTTTGTCATATTCAAACCGGTCTTATAAAAAATAGCTGTGTAGTCACTATATGGCAAAGCATCGCCAACTTCCACGTTTAATTTCGTATAAGTGGAGCCATTATACCCGTAATAATACGTATCTGCCAAAGCTACCGGTTCCGTAGCGGAATCACACGCAGTTTTGGACTCGGTAGAATATCGACGAGTGAACGGTAACGCGTGGTCCATCATGATAATCGTAGCCTTCGCACTTGTTCCATCTGGCAAGGTTACATCATAGTTGGCATCTACCACAATCCAGTTTGGAGTATAGACAGTATTGTTGTAGGTGAGTGTGCTTGGCAGGATAGAGCCCACACCGTAGTTTTGCCAGTTCTCTTTGACATCTGCCCAGTCCGTAGTGTCCGGAGTTGCAGCCACCTCGATATTCACCGTAATAGTTTTCTCTAGCGCAGGGCTGTAAGCCGAAATCGTAGCCGAGCCGGTGCCATTCGCAGTTACCAAGCCGTTTTGGTCCACGACAATATCTTGGTGCGAACTTGACCATGTGATGCGCTGGTCCGTAGCTGTGGAGGGCTTGAACATCACATTGAGCTGACGAGTTCCGTTCAGCGTGAGTGGCAACGATGTATAGGCAAATGAAATATCCTCTAGTGCCTGATTGATTGTAACCGTCATACTATCGGACACGGTACCAGAGTAATCTTTTACTGTCACCGTACAGACGCCACCTTTTAAGATATGCAAGCTATGTGTTCCGTCGCCATTATCTAATACGTGAATCATACTATCGTCAGATACGAGTACCTGTGTCCATTGTGGAGCATTGGCTGGTAAAACCGTCACTGCTAGCGGGATTGTTAGATAAGTGCCAGAAAATGAGAGATTCTCAAAGGCAGATTTATTTGTAATAGCTACCGATTCCACATCAGAAATACCAGTTGGTAAAGCTGTAATTGCCCCTGCCATCTGCGCAGGCGTATAAGTATTTTGTGTGCCGTTTTTATCGCGGATTGCATCTGCGATATCATCAAGGCTTGTTCTATCTACTAAAACGTTTCCCATAAACCTCCTTAATATGATATGTTATTACCATCTGCGAAAGAGAAGTTAAACACGAAGTCAAAGGTCGCTTCGGAAGATGTGCCAGAGTTCGTGATAGATACAGAGTCGGTGGTTTGGCCAAAGTTGACGGTGGTAGTCCCAACCGCAACAGTGGCGGCTTGTCCTGGATTACCTTGAATCCCTTGTGGACCCTGTGGACCAGTATCACCGTCGTCACCTTTCTCGCCTTGTGGCCCCTGCTCTCCAGTATCGCCTTTGTCACCTTTGTCGCCCTTATCACCTTTGGAGCCGGTATCACCCTTTTCTCCTTGTTCACCCTTAGGGCCCTGCTCACCGGTTTCGCCTTTCGCACCAGTATCACCTTTGTCCCCCTTATCTCCTTTGTCGCCCTGCGGTCCTTGTGGCCCAGTAGCGCCGGTATCACCTTTTTCGCCCTGCTCTCCCTGTGGCCCTTGTTCTCCGGTGTCTCCCTTATCTCCTTTGTCGCCTTTATCTCCCTTGTCGCCTTTTGGGCCGTCAAAATACCCACTGTCGCGTTTTTCTTCAAGGTCGGCAACAGCATCATCAATTTCTTTTAATCCATCGTTGAGTTTTTGCTCATAAATCTCAAATTGTGTAGGTGTGACCTCGCCTGGATTTTTGACATCTGGGTTATAAGAACCTGGATTAACTTTGGCTCGTGATGGAATAGGAGAATAGCGTAACTTTAGGTCTTCGCCATCTACCTCGTATCCATAAACGCCAATTTTGATGTCGCCTTTATGGCGTAATACCTCTACCGGTATATTGCATTTATCGTCGAGAATCGGCATTTCATAAGCATCCCCCGTCTCCAAGTCTGTAAAAACAGCCTTTTTAACGAGGTCATCAAACAAGTTGCTGAACTCGAACTCGCACACAGTCACATTGTATTCGCCCTGGTTCACAGAGCTAGGCTGTATGATTTCTACTTTTGTAGTTGTAACACTTAGTCTCATTAAAACCTCGTCTTTCTGTTCTAGGTGGAAACAAAAATCACACCCATCATTTAGATGCGTGCGATTGTGTCTTATTGAAATTATACCATATTTACAATCGTTTTTGGGCAGGTAAGGCGTCCAGAACCTGCAACTCTATTATAGCATAACCAATTCACATTTGCATGGTGTGTCCGCTGGGATTCGAACCCAGATGTACCAGTGCCACAAACTGGCGCTTTAGCCATTTAAGCTACAGACACCATATTGGAGAGCCGTGGCGGATTTTAACCACCCTCCTCTGCTTTGCGAACAGCCGCCTAGTCACTCGGCCAACGGCTCATGTGGTTGCCACGCTACGATTCGAACGTAGATTGAACGGTCCAAAACCGTTAGTCCTACCATTAGACGACACGGCAGTGGTAGGGGGTGAAAGAATCGGACTTTCGTCGGACGTGTATAAGACGTCTGCTCTGCCATTGAGCTAACCCCCTTGGTTGCCACGCTTGGACTCGAACCAAGTTCTTCTGTTCCAGAGACAGACGTTCTACCATTAAACTACACGGCAATGGCGCCCTGGGCGCGACTCGAACACGCACAACAACGTCCGTAGCGTTGTGGTCTATCCATTAGCCTACCAGGGCTGGCACTCCCACTAGGATTTGCACCCAGACTAAATGCTTAGAACACACTTGTGCTATCTATTACACTATGGGAGTAAATGGTGCTGGTTCAGAGTATCGCACTCTGCGGAAGCGTTAGCTTGGGAGCTTTACAGGCTCCACCATCTCTTTAGTGGGCTAAACCAGCGTGGTGGCACCTAGAGGAGTTGAACCTCTCTAAAACGGCTTAAAAGGCCGCTGCACAATCCGCTATGCCAAGGTGCCTGGTGCCCCCTCTGAGATTCGAACTCAGGACACCCTGCTTAAGAGGCAGGTGCTACTAACCACTGAGCTAAAGGGGCATTGGCGCAGGGATTAGGATTTGAACCCAAACAGACGGCTTTGGCAGGGATACTAGGTACTGCCCCCAGTCGAACGCTTTTGGAGAGCGGCCTGCGTCTTACGCCTATCCCTACGTTTTTGATTTATCTCATCCCTATGAGCATAGTAATATACTCTGCGCTTATATTTGTTCCTTTCGGTTTTTGGCAGATGAGAATAGTCATGCTGCATTAAATCACTACGCGTCTTTTTTAGATGGCATTTATGGCATAACAATTGGCATTTTTTCAACTCGGCATCTAATTCTTTACTATGCATCTTTGCAGTAATAGCAAAGTTTTTACCAGAACGACTACTGTGGTCAAATTCTAGATTCTCAGTTGTGCCGCACATAAAACATTTGCCACCTAATTTTGCAATTAAAGTACTCTTTTCTCTTTCATACCTTTTTTTCTGATATACCTTCTGATATTTTCTTTGGTATTCCTTGTCTTTTATCTTATCTTTATATGGCATATCATACATTATATCAGGTTTTGGAAAAATAGTTATACTGGTGACCGCAGTGGGATTTGAACCCACGAATGATAGGCTGAAAACCTATTGACTTAGCCACTTGTCTATACGGCCTTTTTAAGGAGCGAGGGGACGGAGTTGCACCGTTCTAGCCCAAATGGGCACAAGTTAGGGTGGGATAACTTGGCAGGGTCAACCGCGCCTCTGAATGGCGCCCTCGCATGTTTGGCGGAGGGATAGGGACTCGAACCCGTAAAGGCTTTTACACCCGCTTGTTTTCAAGACAAGTTCCTCATCCAGCCGGATTCCCTCCATATTTGGCGGAAGACGGAGTTCCCGACACTCATAGCTTTCACTACCATCCGCTTAGCAAGCGGTGCTGGGACCCTCCCAGTTCATCTTCCTTGTGGCTGGCACGATGGGACTCGAACCCATGACTCTCGCTTTAACAGAGCGGCACTCTACCAGCTGAGTTACATGCCACCAGGAGAACGGGACGGCTGGAGTGTGCCCCAGCTAGTTGCAACGCAGGTGTGCGCAAAAGGTCATACACTCAACACAACATTGGACGTCCCGATATTGGCGCCCGCAACGGGATTTGAACCCGTGGTCTCCACCGTGACAAGGTGGCGCCCTAACCACTAGGCCATACGGGCGAACAGAGCTTGGAGCCCACTGTCAGAATCGAACTGACCTCACCCACTTACAAGGAGGGTGCATCGCCACAATGCTTAGCAGGCATTAAAGGCCTAGCATGGTACGCATAGCTTAGAGGCGTGCTAGGCTCATATACAAATTGTTAATGGTCAGGGTAATAGGATTTGAACCTATGGCCTCTTCGTCCCAGGCGAAGCGCTCTAATCCAGGCTGAGCTACACCCTGTGGTGCCGCCCCCTGGAGTCGAACCAGGTACGCCCGCCTCTTCAGAGCGGCGCTCTACCGTTGAGCTAGGGCAACGTATTGGTGGAGACATAGAGAATCGAACTCTACACAGCATCCTTGCAAAGGATTCTCGCCACCTTGGAACATGTGTCCCCGTTTGGTCTCTCCTCTCTGATTCGAACAGAGGACTTCCCACTTGTAAGGAGGGTGCTCTAGCCACTGAGCTAAGGAGAGATGGTATCCGCACCCAGACTCGAACTGGGATTATTGCCGTGAGAGGGCAATTTCCTAGCCAGTTAGAAGATACGGACTGGTACCCCGCCTCAGATTCGAACTGAGAACATTTTGCTCCTAAGGCAAACGCCTCTACCAGTTGGGCTAACGGGGCTGGTGCAAGTTGAGAGAATCGAACTCTCATCCTCTGCTTGGAAGGCAGACATAATAATCCATTATACGAAACTTGCTTATGGTAGGTGCAGGCAGATTCGAACTGCCACTTTACGAGGTTTGAGCTCGTCCTCTCTACCAGTTGGAGTATGCACCCATGGTGAGAGCGGTGAGATTCGAACTCACACTGAGGCGATTTTAAGTCGCGTTCCTCTACCGGTTGGGATACGCTCCCTGGTTGGGGCTAATAGAGTCGAACTAATGTTTCCTCCTTATCGGAGAGGCGCACTAACCGTTGTGCTAAGCCCCAGCATGGTTGCTGGGTCGGGAGTTGCACCCGACATAAGGCGCTTATGAGACGTCTCAGTCCACTGGGACTTTCCCAGCAACAGATTATAAGTAATGAGTCAATACCTTAATTATACCACAAACCAAAATAACCAGCCGAAGCTGGTTATAATGGATATTGATAAATGCGCGAACATAAATCAATAACTCTATTATATCACAAAAAAGAGCCCTTTCTTGTGGGGAGTGGGCTCAAACTCTCACCTAATAGCGTCGCTACACTAACTATAGAGGTTTTACCGCGAACTAACTCCTAGTAGCTCGGACATTCGGAGCTTCGTATTTTAATAGCGGCGGACTCTACCGTACGTGTTCAAGTCCTTAGAGATATTATAACATGATTACGCTTATTTGGATGGTGATAATTTGCCTTATCTGTGCTATAATAAGTTTAAGCTAAAAGGAAAATAAACATGAAAAAACAAAAAACAGAGATATCATACGGCGGAGCAGCATTGGTGGTGGCTAGCATCTTCGCCATAATCTTCTTCTGCTGGCAACTCATAGATACATTTATGAGGTTTGACTTAAGTACCGCATCTCAAACAGCAAAAGATATGTACATTGGGCTTATGTGGTTTCAACGGCAAAGCGCGTTTGCACTAGATGCTATTGGAATTTTGGTCAGCATAGCCTTGATGGTCTACGGATTGCATCTTAGAGTACCAGCGAGAGACAAAAAGAAGACGGAAGCACCGAAAACAGAGGTTAGCGTTCATAGGGAGAGCGAAAATGAAGAAGAAGACGAATACATCTAAAACAAAATACATAGTCATTGGTATCTGTTGTGCAATCGTGGCAATTGCATCCACTATTGCAGTTGTGCCGTCATTAAATACTAGCAGGGAGTATATCCTCAGCGAAAAAGAGAAGTCCGATGTTTCGGACGTTTATGCCTCCATGTTGGGCATACAAGGTAGCGCCAAATCGTGTAGAGCGATGGAAGAATTAGCGCAGAAAGTTAAGCCAGATACCGACTGGTTTGATGCGAGCAGCTACTGTCATATTTATTACAATGGCACTTATGAAAAAACAGATAAAACAACCGTTATGTATTTAGCGGACGACAATTATGAGGCGATTTATATTTTCGACAAGAAAATGGACTCTCTCCTAGATTTTGTTTTTACAACAAAGAATAATTCGAGAAATTATAAGCGCATATCGCTAGATAGTTAGACGTTAATTAGTGCCCTGTTAGACAACGAGCTCAAATCGTTAATACCAGAAATAACCTTGTTGATGAGTGTATCTTCCCCAATTTTAACCGTAACATGAACTGGCTCACCATCGCTACCCAAATCATCTGGCAATACCGACGCATCACCAACACCAAACGAACCGACACTGAAATCCGGTATGTTGAGTGATGTATCAAATGCGCTAGTGATAGTATTTCCTAGAGAATTCATGGCTCTTTCAACGGCGCTTTCTTCCTCTTCTACGCCCTCTACCAAACCTTTTACTAGGAAACTACCAGCCCCAGCCATTACCTTTGACGGAGACTCGATGCCCATTTTCTTACAAAATGCTCTATATGCGGTTTCACCAAGCGCGCCAGCGGCATTTACGACCATATATGAGTTTGCTGAAATACCGTATGCGAGCCCAGAATCAAAGTTATATCCTGCCGTGCTTGCAGTTCCATTAAGAGACACTATCCTACGCTCAACAGCACCAGTCATTCTATCAATATGATATTCTACACCATTTGAAAGCTCCTCGGATGATGCCAACACTTCGGTTACGAGCTGGTCGATTTCGCTCTGAGTAAATTTGTGCGTATCTCCTAAGGCGTCCGTCCATTCATCATTTCTATCTACTGCATCTTTTATTGCCGCCTCAAGAGTATCAAAGCTTTCGCTGGCGAGATTATTTGCCAGTTGCTGAGCAACCGTGTATTTTTTAGCGTTGATTGCACTCTGGATAGCAGAGTCAGTCGCCTTTTTGTTATCATTTTTCGCTTTAGTTTCATCGGCTATGGCAGCTTTGAGCCTGTAAGTAGCGTTTTCTACTTCGGCTTCTGCCTTTTCTAATTTTTTCTGTTCTTCAGCAGTCAATTCGGTCTTCGCTTTTAGTTCGTTGATAATTGGCTGATATTCTTCAGTGACTTTAGATAAGTTTTCTTCCGCTCTAATACGCGCCAAAGTAGAATCTGATGCGGCAAGCTGAGCATCACGCATAGCGTCCAAGGCCTCAGTATAGCTAATTACTCCATCCCTGTTAGTGTCGACTTTCGATTTCTCTATATCGAGACTCGTATTAAATGAGTCAGTAGAATCTGACGCACTATCAGTCGAAGAGATAAAGCCCGCAAGAATCGCCACCACGCCGGCAACTGCAGCTGCAATAGCCACAAATGGCAGCAAGTCTAAAGCCGCAGCAAAGAGCGTTGTTGCTCCAGTTGCAACAGCCGTAACAGTTGAATAAATTTGCTGCGCAGCGCTTACTATGCCAAGCCCAATTCCATAGGCACCGTTTGCAGCATTTCCAGCCACCATAGCACCATTCATAGCCAATTGAATACCCATTACTACGCCCATAATAAGTTCGTAGGCCTGATAGGCGGCAATACCAGCTATTACGCCAGCAGTTAGCGCTGTAATGAGCGTAACAGCCGCTTGGTTGCTCGCAATCCACTTTAGAGCATCACCTATTGCGTTTAATACATTGACGATGATTCCTCCAGTAAATTGAGCAATCGGGACAAGGAAGTATTCAATAAATGGTCTGAGCGCAGCGTTCCAGAAGGTCCCGATTATCGAGCCCACAAGTTGTATGGCGCCAGATAGAGCATTTAGGAATGCTGGTAACAATTCATTATTTATGAAGACCCTTATTGGAACTAAGATTTCCTGCAAATCAAGGAATATATCAAGTATTATTTCGCCGACTTTTTCTAGTGACCCAAACAAATCTCCAAACGAGTTTGCGATTTTATCATAGTTTGTCTGTTCTATTACTGAACTTAGAGCATTAAAATATCTAGGCAACGCTTCCTCTATTGCGAATTTCGTTAATGGTTTTATAAATTTATTTACAAATTGTTTCCCAATTTTGACTAGACCTTTTACATGGGTTTGTAATGCACTCCAATATCTCACCATTGAATCTTGGAGATTTGAAAAATCGATGTCCTTAAACATCTCGGCAAATTTTTCTCTAATTCTATCTGCGATTGCCGCAATTTTATCCGATGCCGATTCAAATACTCCCGAATCCCAATCGAAATTATAACCACCGCCTCCACCGCCTGAGCCTCCTGAACCGCTACCACTTGAGCTTTGCTCTTGTAGAGTATTCATCTCGTCAAACGCGGCGAGTTGTTTATTTAGCTTCTTGGCGGATTTAGCAGCATCGTCAAAGCTATCAGCTGTGTCAGACGCTCCGGCGGCCATAGAAGATGCGTTAGACGCCGCTTCTGCTGTTTCCGTCACTATATCAGCCGTGGAACCGGAGCCACCAAACAAAGCGTGTACCCACGCAAAAGCTTCCTTTAGGACACGCACAAACGCCGCTACGTAAGTACCAGCCTTGTATATGGCGTCACCAACGTTATTAACAAAGGTATAGATATTTTTCCAGCCAATTTCGCTAGCAACAACAGCCACAGCTTTACCGATGTTGGTTTTTAGACGGATGAGAGCGGTATCAATACCAGCTACCGAGTTTCGAGCCCGTGTAGCCCAGCTTTCAAGCCCACCAACGCCATTCTCATCCAAGTACACCATGGCATCTACCATATCGTAGACTGTTACAGTGCCATTTTTGAGTGCTAACCATAAATCGTTGAAGTTTTTGCCGGTACCAAGCAATTTTTCGGAAATTTCATTGACTGCCTTAGCGTTTGCTACTACCATGGCGTTGAATTCACGCTCAATATCAAATGAGCCACGGACGATAGCTTGAGACCACTGATAGAGGGCTGTGCTTTGCACATCTGCCGTCTGAGCACCAGAAACGATAGCATCGTTTAGGGCTTCAAAAATCTTAATTGATTGCCACACATTACCCGTCGCAGAAGTAAAGTATTGTACCTTTTCTGCGGCGTCATTTAGGGTTGTTGGCAATCCTAAAGTATATTCAGCCAAACTATTGATGGCGTTTGTGGCCTCGGTAGCACTAATACCAAAGTTCTCCATGACGATGGGGAAACGATTTAGAGAATCAAGACGTTTTACTGCATAATCAATGTTTTGGGTAACAACCGACACTGTTTTTTCGATGGCCTTAGAGATTAGATTACCAGCAGTAACAGCCATCGTAGCTACGCCACCACTAATACTCTTAAAACTATTTGAAAAGTTAGTAAGCTGTTTTTGGGTCTTGTTTAGCTCTTTCTGAAATTCATCAGTTTTTGCGCTAATCAATACCTGTAGCTCATCAACGGTAACTGCCATTATTTTGCTCCTTTTTTCGCCATCGCCATGATATACGCATCGAGTGCGCTATCAGTCGTAAAACCTTTATTCTTTTCTTCGTCTTTCGCGAGAAGAGGTTTTTTAGGATATGGGTTTTTCTTGCTTGCGTTCACGCCCATTGCTACATATTGCCCCAAGATATGGTTTAAGCTATCACGAATTCGTATCTCCGCATCAATACGCTCTTTATAGCCGTCTAAGCAGTCGTAGAAATCACCAAGCGTTAATTCCCAAAAATCTTTAAGCTGGATTCCTATACGAAAGGCTACTTTTTGGTTGCTTCGCCAGAGTTCAGTGAAGTTTTTGTATTGGACACTGCTTTGTCCATCGTCTCGTGCATTTGAGTTTTCAAAGCCTCTATGTCCATTTTCTCGCTCCCTAAAAAACCGGCAGCGTTGATGCCCTCCAAAATTGCCACCATCATATTCTCTGTACCAGATGCAAATAAGGCGTCAAAATCGTCATCGGTGCCTCCGCCAGCTAATATAAGAAAACGTAAATCAGCAAAACTGACACGCTTGCTCAAGCCGGCAAAACTGTCAATAAAACTTTTGCCAGTAGCTTCTTCCGCCTTGGCGATGTTGCTAGCTTTGTAATTTAGGGTGATTTTCTTGTCTTCCATTGGATTTTTCCTCGCTTAAATTGATAATGTGTGGGGAGATACCCTCTCCCCAAGGGTTTAGCTCTCGCTACCAGCAGGAGTGAAAGTCACATCACCGCTGACACGTAGAGTCATGCTGTAGGTATCGATACCATCAACAGTCTTCTCTCCATATTCAAAGGTTTGGATAAACGCATTGAATGAGATTGTGTGGCCAGCAGGAGTTGTGATAATCCAGCTTCTAGTCTCTTTAGAGTCAAAGATTGAGCGTAGCGCAGCAATCTGAGCGCCATCAACAACGTTACCGGCGATGTCAATTGTGCCCCAGTCTACAGCGCCCTGGATGTACTCTTTTGCTCCGTTAGGAGAATCAAGAGTGGTAACATCAATCTCTTCGCCCTCACCAGATACAGAACCGATTGAGGTAAGAGCCTTAATCACTGTATCCGCAGGTTCGGAACTAGCCTTAACCATTGTTAGGGTTGACCCCATTGTAAGCTTTCCAGCCATGTTAATTCCTTTCTATGAATTAGATTCTTTTATCGCTCCAAATCTCATTTGGATGTGATATAAGCTGCCCTCGGTTTCCAAATCTGGTGGAATATCCGCGCAGTAAGTTAGCAGATAATCTATCTTTAGCATTGCGGCCTCTGCTTCGCCCGCAACGCGACTCACAACAGCACTTTCATTACCCCAAACATCAACGACTATCTCTACGTCATACACACTAGGAGTTTTGTCTAGTTCGTAACGACCAGTTTTATTTCCGAGGGTAAAGGTAATTGCGGGAAGTTTATCTTTCTCAAACACTGCCTGGCGGCCTTGTGAGCAGGAATAACCTAGAGCCTTTAGCGTTTCATATACTTCGGGTTTTGGGTTATACATTCTTCACGCTCCTTTCCACGGCGGAAATAATAATTCGCTTGATGTTGGCTTCGTTCCACTTCAATGCTCGATACATAAACGGTTGGGCTACATAACCCCTTGTACGATAGAATGTTTTGCCACCGTCTGGGGTATAAGTCCATGGGTAATTAGCATACGATAAGCCAAGTTTTTTAGCACTGGGGTGATTCGACAATTCGCCGATGATACCAGTACCAAATTCAACGTACATAGCATACTCGCAAGCCGTAAATACTCGCCCAATGATTTCCTCGCGTTCTGCTCGCACATCCATACGGATAGTGCTGCGCAAATTGCCAGTATCTACTGGGCAGAGGTCTTTTGCAGTTGCCTCTGTTATGCCCGTTGCTTGGGTTACCGCGCTCTTTACCTCATCGTTTAGATGAGCCACACGGTTTAGGTGTTTTAATACCTCACCTAAACCCTCCACTCTGATACTTACTTGAGCCATTTGTGCCCCACAATCGTAAGGTGTGAGTCGCTAGGCAGAACATTATCGGCAACATAGACGACATCTTTGTATTCTAAAAGGTCATCTACAGCCACGCTTACGGACGTGTCGCAAGTAATTGCGATGTCGATAGATTCTGTAAGTCCCAGCTCGGTTTGTAATTCTCCAAGTGAAGTGAAGCGGACATTACCTTTGAATGTGCTAGCGACGGTTCCGGCCTTTTTTACTACTCCGCCCTCAGCATCCGTTTCCACGACTTTGTTCAAGACACTAATAACCTTGTCTCGAAAGACCTTATCAAAAGCTTCTCTAGCGGAATCTGGATATTGCATGGACTTTCCTATAGGGTTGTAGTAATTTGGTGAAACCACCGAACACCTCGCCATCCTCTGAAGATGCAAGATAATTTTTTACCTTGTCTCCATAAGTGATGGATTGACCATTGTCGGTCATAGAAACAATTTGGGTGTCGTCCTTGTCTCCATTTTCATTGACCTTGGTCTGGGTAAAGATGCGGCCTACAATGCGCGCTGCTACCTTAACAATCCGCTCATCGAACAAATAATCATTATCCGGTGTGGGTTGTAGTCTAAGGTATAGGGAAATTCGGTCTGTTACCTCCTCAGCCACATACTGTAGAAGATTTGGGTCTTCCTCAGTTGCGCGGTTGATTACTGGGGCAGCTTTCTTTACTTCCTCAACGAACTCATTGTAGGCCAATAACATCTTTATCCTTTCTCTCAATCGGGGTTATCGATTAAGACTCGCCACCACCGTTACCAGCGGCAACCTTTAGTCCACGTAGAGCAGCAGCAGCTTTGCTTGTCTTTACGGCTAGTGATGAGATAAACTCAACTTCACCTTTCTTGACAGCACCAGGAGTGCTTAGGTCTGGAGCATAGACAGAAACGATGTTGCTTCCATCTGGGCTTACAGCGTGAACACCATCAAGACCACGACGGATAGCATATAGAGTTGTGATTCCATCTGCATCAGTCTTGATGATTGGGTTGGTAGAACCAGCCTTATCACCCATCTTGATTAGGTTTACATTGCCGAAGTGACCGATTTCGTTTCCTAGCTCGTCACGAGTATAGTAAACGTTCTTAGTGATGTCGGCAACTGTCTGGAATACAGTCCACAAATCAGAGTTGATTAGGAAATCTGTAGTTCCGTCCATCGCAGCCTCAACCTTACGTAGGAAGTATAGGAACTGTGCGTAGTTGGCCTGGATTTTCTCCATTGTTGATAGGTCAATTACGTTTCCTGCTCCTGTGTTGATTTCGGTTGCAGTTCCGGTAACCATCTTGTCGATACCATTAAAGGCATTCTCGTCAGTTGAAGTATTACCGTTGATTACAAGGTCGTTGAATAGAGCAATCGCAGCCTTTGCCTTTTGGGCAGTCTGGAACTCTACTTGGTTCACAACCTGTTTTTCGTGCTTAGCAAGCACACGGTCGATATTGAACGCACCACCTAGAATAGATAGGTTCACCGCTACCTGCTCAGTGATAGTCTCTTGTGGAACATACTCAGTATTGATGGCACGAGTGGCAGCTGTTGCCTGTGTCTTAATACGGTTGTACACATAAGTAAGGCTATCTCCGCCTTGTGGTTTAACAGTGTCGTCAAACTGTAGGGCAGAAAGCAAAGGAGAGGTTTGGAATTCGTCAATAACGATGTTTGTCAGCTTATCCTGAGATAGCTGTTTGGCATCTGCTAATGTTAAAGCCATAACTTAGTCCTTTCTCAAAGTTTATTTCCCGTAGAGAAGCTCGTGCGTGCTCTTAATCTTGTCTCCGCCTGATGGCCTTGGTGCTGACGCTGGGTCAACCGGAGTTTGTTTTGCTAGTTTCTTCGTCACATTAGCTTCCACTGACTTATCGAAAGATTTGGCAAATGCCTCTACTCTCTTTTTAGTCTCAGCTTCATCCTCGGTGACTACGAAATCTAGGATTTCAGAGCTTTCGTCGATACCTTTCTCTTGGAGAAGTTCGCGAGCTGTTGCTCGGTTTTCACGAAGAGCTACTTCGCGTTTCGCTTTCTCGACTTCCTTGCGCTGTTCGTCGAGTTCCGCCTGGGCCTTTTCATCCGCAGTCATTTTTGCCTTGCGGTCATAATCCTCAAGGGCGTCTTTGATTGCAGTCTTGGTTGCTTCCTCGTTTTTGGCGTTGAGCTCATTCACACGCTTGCTAACGATTGCATCAACCTCTTCCTGTGTAAAGGTCTTTTTGGCGTCACCTTTTGGTTCGCTCCCTTGCGCTGGTTCGGCAGGTGTTCCGTTTCCAGCGGGATTTGTGGCGTTAGAGTTGTCGTTTGTACCATTGATTGGCTGTGGCATTTCTAATCTTCCTTTCGATTTACGCTTCTCAGCTTAGTATTACGAACAACAAAAATGCGACCATCTAGGCCGCAAAGAAAAAATCGCTAAACCTACGAGGTCGCGATTGTCCTAAAACAATTATATCATAAGTGTTTATCTTTCGCTAATAATTTTGCCTAACTTTACTAAAATGGGTATTTATGCTACAATATGGTTATGTAACCCCTACCTCTGCGGTATTGAAATAACATACGGAAAGCGGAGGCGAGGGGTTATTTTTTGAGCTTTATCACTATCTCTTTGCCACGACTCCAGACATGGAGACGGCGGATTTTTGTGCCATGGACTAGATTGTAATTTGAGAGCTTTTCTTCAAGCGCCTTAGTTAAGCGACGACCGCCAAGATTTATCATAAAGTTCTTCTTGTAGCCACTCTTGGCGGCTCTACTAATTGAACTAGAAATCGAAGAGTATTTGAGCTTTTTGCTCGGTGTTTTAAGCTCCCACATTGTGCGTCCCACTTTGTAGTCGTTGGTTTCTAGTGGTACACCAGTATCTGGGTCTTTTCGTGAAAGTTTGTCAATCCACGCAATATCGTGTTCTTGGCCATAAGTTCTAGCAAATGACCTTTCGCCAGGTTCCATATTATTTCGCCAGTATTCGGGCGTTACGCCTATGTTGGACATGATTTGCGAATCGGCTAACCTACCGGTCATCGTAGGTCCACTGGCAACGCTCGTGGCGCCCGTAGCGGCCATCGTTTGAACTTCTTTGAGCCACGAATTATATGGTTGGTTAGCAGTTAGGTAATTCTCGCCTTTAGCATTTCTAGCAATACGATATTTGGATTCATATTCTTCGCCAAAATAGGGCTTAATTGCGCTTCGGCAATTTGGATGGAGAGGCGGCACATTTTCGCCCTGCTTCGCCTCTTTCACTAAATACACTTTGTGGTCGTGCTCTCTGCAAATATCAGAAGTCCGTTCATCCAGCGTGGCAATAAATTGGTAGCGTTCGATATCTAGCTCTTCATAAGCTTCCAGTTCTGCTTGATTTTCAAAATAATTAGTCTCAGTCCGTACCAACCGCGCCGCCTCATATTGTTTGACACCAAATCGTTCCATTACCTCTTGGATAGTTTTTGCCGGTGCTTGGCCAGTTGCGATAGCTTTACCTAGTATCTCGTGGAGTGAACCAGCCAATTTGTCAGTGCTTCGCCATACTCTCTCGGAATACCGTGAGCCATAAAATTTGGTCTGCAACACTTTTTCAACGATTCTGGTATCTAGCACCGAAAAAGCGTTTGGCGTCTTTGTTCCACGTATGGTATCATAGACGGAGCGATAATAGGAGTTCGAGAACGTCTTGCGATATGATTTGCCAGAAATTTCTATCTCTTTTTTAGCCGCCTTATTGATTTCACCCCACATCTGCGCGTGCATCATTTCTAGCCGACTCATTTTACCTTTGTAATTGTCCGGCAAACGAGTATCCAGCCCCGCATTGGACATATCTTTCAAGAATCTTTTGATATCACCGTTTGTAGCCACCTTATCGAGCGCAACACTATCAAAGCCCTCTCTCGCATAGTAGGCAGCGTACATTTCTTTTACCTGTTCTACGGTGCGTTTGGCGGCAAGTTTATAGACTTGTTGAATCTCCCGCATATATGGCAGAGACCGTCTTTCTGCTTCCGTCAAACGCTCTAGCGAACGCTCACTCCAGTACTTATCACTAGGTAGAGTCATAAACTACTCCAAATCATCTAGCGATTCATTACTTTTTGGCTTTCCGTCTTCATTTTCCTCATTCGGGTCGCTAGTACCGTAGTTGCCAGCACCACGTTGTAATTCTTTTTCATCTTCCTCGGCTGCTAATCTGACCTCTTCTTCCGCATCACGCACGTAAGAAATCTGAGCAGATTGAGTAGTTTTGCTAACAAGGCCGAGACCAGCGTAGTTAGCGGCAATCTGTGACATCTCAAGGTCATTCTTTGGCAGCCCACGGGTAAAGATAACATCGACCTCCGATGTCGCTACGGTTTCCATCTTATTTTTTAGATGTAAGAAATTATTGTAGATAATGAACCGCTGGCGTAGCCCACGCTCGAAATAGCGCTCTTTACGCTGGGTGCGTTCCTCGAACGGCAATAGCTTATATCCCAGAGCTACACCAGTTGAATTACCGGCAAATTTCTCATCACTCATATCTGGTACCATTGCGAATTTATGGATGTCACTAGCGATAGTTTTACGAAGCACGTCCGCATCGGCCTCATTGATGTTCTTAATGATATACTCAGCACGCGAATCTGGTGGAAGACCAATGACACGATGTTCTTTTACCTCTTTCATCGTTTCTTCGTCCATATCTACGCCTTCAAATGCTAGAATTGCATCTACTAGCGCCTCACGGTCTATCACACGGTCTGATTGTAAAATGTTGTAAGCATCAATTAGCGCAATTACTGCCTCGAAATCACCACGAAAACGACGGTTATTTACATATTCTACCACCGGAACAGCACCCATTTCGTGAGGAGTCGGCGCCTGTAATTCCTCCCAACTTTCGCCTTTTATGCGATATTTGGCTGTATTAACTCCATCTAATACCGTTATATCAAATACATCTTGTATAATCTCACCGTTCTCATTTAGTACTGGCATAAAATACACCGCATACATCATATCGTGACGAAAAGTATTGTCACGAATTACGATAGTATTGCGCACATCAAGCTTAGCCGAAAGAATGTTGGCTTCCTCATCGGCATAAATCATTTCATAAGCTTTACCGTAGATTGAACAGTCCTCGGCTAGTTCTGAGTCAAGGTCGGAGATGTTCTGCTGTAAGTAGGCATCAGTGATAGCACTGATATCGACATTTTTACTCGCTTGGTATTGCACTGGCTCGCCTACCAAATATGATGAGCTGAGAGTAGTAATGTAGCCAGCAAAATCGTTCACCACGAGCAATGGGTTTGGTGCAATACGCTCCATCTCTGGTAAATCACCATCAAGGTAAGATTCAAGACGGTTGAATTGCTTGATATCTTCTTTGTGAATCTCCATAAACTTTTTCAAAATCTGTGGAGTTAATTCTGTTCCTACTGGAAGAGTGAAAAGATGCCTGCGCTCGGTGTGAGGAGTCTTAACATTCTTGTTCCACCCAGTAGGTTGTAATGCTTCTTTGTTCATATTCGCTCCTTTCATAGCATCCTTAGAACTCTATCTCTTGTATCCTCGCCTGGTGGTCGGTCGAGGAATTTAATCTTGCGGTCATTCGTCACCGCTTCGTAGATGGCCGCAAGTACATCTACCGCGTCGTCATGTTCATTCTTGCCTTTGCGTTGGTATTTCATGACCTGCTTATAGAACTCAGGGAACCTGATGCGCCAACCCTTTGGCATATAGACGTGGTTCTGCACCCATGCAGACGAAGCGAGGATGCGAGATTCCTTATTTCTCGTCTGGGCTTGCGGAGTAATTATCGTGCGATTTGATTGATATTTTTGTTTTAGAATTGTGCCAACATTACGCGCAAAACCACGTCCGCCGTTATTGCTCTCAATTACCGCCTTGTTCACGTTGCCGGAGAAGAGCAGGTCGGCAACTTCTGGTTCAGTTTTTTCCATAGCTTCATCGGTGAATACAACACCGGTAACATAGACCTCTTTGTCAAACACTACATAATTGATAGAGCAGAGGAAATCAGTGCCGGTATCGGCGGTATCTGTGTAGTTTTGCACTGGACCGTCTGGAGCGATTTCGTACTCTTTGAAATCTTTATAGAGACGACCTTGCACATCGATTGGCTTCTGATTATAGTTGGCCTCCACAATATCTGCATTCATTTCCTGCGTGATAAGGTCGTATGCTTCCTTTGATAAAATGCCGTCACAAAGCATTTTTCCGTTGTCCTGGACGGCTTTATATGTGATAGACCGGACTTTATCGCCAAACGCATCAAACGCTCGTCCTGCAAGGTCTCCGTTCGCCCAACGAGTCATAATGATAATGGTCTTACGTGGCTCTTCGAGACGAGATAGCATAGTATTAGTGAACCAAGACCAGTGACCGTCCAATACATTTTCATTGTAAGCTTCTTCTGCCTCTTTGATAATGTCATCAATAATCAAGAAATGGCAACCAAACCCAGTGGCAGTACCAGACGGAGATGTGGCTAAATAATTTGGTTGATTGCTACCCTCAAGCGACCACATCGCTGCGGCCGCTTCGCCATATTTGACAGCTGTATCTGGAAAGATATCAGAGTAGACGATATTATCGCCCACCTTTTCGGTCATAATCATATTACGGACAGTGCGCGCAAATAGACCAGAAAGACGTTCATTATATGAGCCGGTCATAACGCGATAGTTAGTGCTAAGCCCAAATAGCCACGCAGTTAAGCATTGAGCGATAAGCGATTTACCATGGCGTGGTGGGGCATTAACAATAAGAAAGTGCTCTTCATCGTTAAACACAAACTCTTGAACGCTGTCGCAAATTTCACGGAGATACTTGCGGTCATCTGTGAAAAATTTGGGGAACATTAGCTGACAAAAATGCCAAAAGCTGATTCTAGCACGCTCTAGTTTCAACTCTAGGATGGTATCGTTGTCTAGCTTTGTTGTCATTTCTTTTCTTCCAATAATTTATTGATTTGTTCAAGGGTTAATCCCTTGTAGACGCGTTCGTGCTTGTGCTGCGTTACATCTTTAGTCTCAGTTGGGTCGTATCCACCAACCATTTTGATGATTTTATCGGCAGCGTTCGTGCATTGTGGATGAGTTGGGTCAGATGCGATTTTATATAGGTTCTTGAGCACGCTTTGGAGCAGCGCTGGGTCTTCGGCAGCCATAATCTTTGCTTGCATCCTTGCGGACATTAGCTCTGGCTTACGACCACCGCCAGCGTTTCCTTTTTTGAAAGTGCCATTGGCATTTCGTTGGCTTTTTGTAATCCGTTTTCGTGCCGTTTTTTTAGCAGCAGAAACAGAGGTTTTCGGAGCAACCTTTGGAGTTGTCTTTTTTGCCTCTTTTTCTACTGCTTTTCCCATTTCTCCATCTCCTCATACAACGAATCTGCCCACGAATTCGGCGTGTGGCCGTCAATAGTGACCGATTTGTAAGCTTCATGTAATTCGCATACTAGAAGCCACGTTTTCTGTGGTAATGCTTTCTTGTCCTTGTATCGCTGATAGATATCTTCTAGCTTTGCTCTGGCTGTCGCCACAGTAAGTCGGTTATTACCGGCAACGTCTGCCTTGACACCAGCAACGGCTTTGAGAATATCATCGCGTGATTCATTATTGGCGGCCCTAACTTCATTTTTTACCTTAACTACCAGCGGAAGCCCAACAGTAATTAAAGCTACAATTATGCTACCCACAGTGGTAATAACCACACCCACTATATCCATAGTTTATTCTCCCTCGGTAGTATCATCTTGGTCGCTATCTTCCTGTACTGGTTCAGCATCGTTGACCTCATCGGACTCGACAGCGGGTTCCTCCTCTAGGGTTTCTTCAACTTTCTTGGATTTGCGAGTGGCTCTCTTGGCAGTCTTTTTTGCTTTCTTGGCTTCACATTCGACTACATAATCTTTGCCAAATGCTTTGATTTCGGCTTGGCCGTTCTCATCAAACATGCTGTCGTCTATTTCCATTTCTTTCCCATAAAGTTTGACGATGACGCGCCCACTCTCATTAGGCTCTACGTTGATAGTTTCGCTCATTTTGATTCCTTTCTGTAAATGGTCGGCGCGGACCGCGCGGAACTGCGGCGGCCTCAACCAATTTAATAAAGTTTTCATTAGGGGAGATTATCTCCTTACGGTTGACAAGCACAATACGAGGGCGGATGCACTTACCGTCCGACTGGCGGTCACTTACAATACCTACTTCGCAAACTAGACGCTTTGTCACGCTGTGGAGCAGATAGAGCCGCTTGGAGTATTTATTTTTGATTGCCCAAATTTCTCCCAGTCCGTATTCTCGCAGCAGTGGATTCAAGGCAAAAAGCGTGCTTTGCACTAACTCTTCGTAATGAAACTCCTCTCTCACCTTGCCGCGCATTTGGAGTCTATCCAATAAAACGCGCGTGGTGATTACACTGTTAAACTCTCGAACTGTTAGCTCTTTGTTCATGTCATCTCCTAACGATGTTATTTGGCACAACAAAAAAGCGTCTGTAGCCTGCGCTACGGACGCGATTGTGTCTTACCTTTATTATACCATAATCGATATTCTTTGGTGGTCTTGGGTGGACAAAATGCCCCTAATTTGGTATAATCAAATAGACACGAATTTCAATTAAACCTCACATTTGACCGCAGTCTTTTGTGAGGTTTTGTCATTGTCACCTCAAAATGTAAGCGAGGTAAGAATATCAATGGCGGAATTGAAATATCTAAGGGTCAGAACAGACCTCATAGGAAAAATGAGAGGTGATGCGGTCATCCTCTATGGTTACTTGCGGTACATTGAAAAACGCAGAAAGCCAGATGGCCATGGGTATTTCACTCTTGATAGTAACTATGTGGAACGTGGGCTACACTTTGACCGTTTTAGATTGAATCGTGCCAGAGGAGAATTAAAAAAGCTGGGTCTCATAGACTATTTGGCTGGGCAAAACCAGAATAGGAAGCCGAGATACAAGATACTGTAATTTCCACAACAAAAATACACTCGCAGGGGCTTCCGCCCCTGTTTTTCGTGTCAAGACCTTGCTTGTGGAAAACTTGTGTAAAACTATGCCATTTTTGGTGGAAAAGTCTGTGGATAAGCCGTTTTCGCTGTGCGTATTCGCACACCGGCTTTCAGATGGCGCTGTGCGTATTCGCACACCCATATCAAATATATAAAAAATAATAGTAGGGTAGGCAAAAAATCTTTAATTTTAATTTAGAAAGGACTTAAATTGTGAAAAAACGAAACAACTATTTGGAGCAAGTGGAGGAATACCTAGATTGGTGTTCCAGCACCCGCGGGATGAGCCCAGTGACGATAATGGAGAAGAGGTGGACTTTTAATAGGTTCTATTACGACACCGGTATAAAAGACCTCCGCAACCTTACCAATGCTCTCCTAAGTAGCTGGCTAAAGGAAAGAGCAGAACACGGCGCTGGGCCAGTATCTCTCAATCGTAGCATATCGAATGTTCGCTGCATCGTTGCATACCACCGAGAGATGGGTTTGATTATACCAATAAAGTTGTCTCTTGTAAAAAGGATGAAAGAGCCAACTAATAAGCAAGTCTTCTACACCCGAAAGCAAATAATGGCAGCCGCGCGTGCTGGCGACAAAACCGCCGAGCTAATGATTCGAATTGCTTTTGATACTGGAATGCGTGCCGGCGAATTGACGAAGCTACGGCTCAGTGAAATCCATGGACAACAGCTAAATTTCATCGCAAAAGGTCGGATAAAGCGAGAAACTTACATTTCCCGTGAGACCGCTAGACTGCTTGAAAATTACGTCGACGACTACCATATCACTGACTACCTGTGGCCTGGTAGATTTGGCGAGGGTCCAATGGCTTACAATACCATCCGGCGTAAAATTGAGGAACCTTTCCACAGAATCGGCTTGCTAGATTTTCATCCACACGCTATCCGTCATTCGTATGTTGCAGATTTGGAAGAGCGTGGCGCATCCGTTGATGAAATCTTTGCACTCATTGGCCACAGTAACATTAAGTCCACGCAAATCTATCTCCACCGAATAAGGCAAAGCAAAGTCCTTGTAGAATTGCACAAGAAATACCGGAAGTGGTAAAAATCGTCCGGATTTTTGTGATGTTGAAAAATTTTGTGGTATAATTGAAGTAGCTAGGAGTAGCGCATTTGAAACTCGGAACTTGAAAAACTCTAAGCAAAAATCGGCCTAAAACCGAAAGCGGTTTTACCCCCGTTAGAGTTATATGTCATCCAGCAAAGGCATAGCCGCTACGAGTAAAACCATTGGCATTTAATGTTACTGGGTCAAAGTTATAGACTTCAGTATGGCCAGTCATAGTACCGCTACCACCATTAGCGTTATAAGCAATATTGTAGGTACCAGCTGCCGTAGTATTAGGATGTACTAGTACATATTTAACTTTACCAGTATAAGTACCAGCTGGTTGAGAAGAAGAGACTGCTACTTGGTAGGATGGAGTAATGCTACCTGATGTAGTATTATTGGCATATGTAGCTACTTGGGTGAAGGTAGAGGGGATGTTTTGATAACTACTACCAAAGCTTCCTGAGATAGTAGCATTGGAAGGATTAGTAAGCTTCATCTTCCAACTAGAACCATAAGTACCAGTACCATCAGTCTTAATATTGTAACTACTACCTAGTGAGGATATCATATCAGTATGAGTAGTATCACTATAACTATCACCAGAATAACCAATGGCATAAATAGCATAGCCACTTGGATCATTGCAGTTAGTGGTAATAGGGCTCGCGGTGAGTTCGGTAGAGTTACCATTGGCTACAGTAGCAGAAACAGAACTATCACTAGCGGTAAAGGTACAAGCCGATGATACAGTAACGGAGGCATTCTTAGAAATAGTATTGTCTGCAAAAGTGTGGTTTGGGGCTGTAATAATGATTGCGATATTTATTACCATTAAGGCTACTAAGAATGCTGTAGTGGCCTTTGACTTGGTGCGGTTATTATAATGATGTATGACCATCTTGGATTTCTCCTTACTAAGTTATTAATTATCCCTCATCCCCCTTTGCCCCTTTTATCCCCTGCTTTTTATCCCCTCCTTTTTATCCCCCAGCGGTGCCATCTTAAATGAGGCTGACACAAGGTTATTTGTGCCATTTGTCTCTTTTACGGTATTAATAAAAATGGCACCGCAAGGGGTGCAACAGTCTAACATTCGACATCAACTACGACAATCGAAGGCTCGGCTTCCCAAACGGTGCCATCATTACCCTCTATTGTAGTAGTCTATAAAATAGGCTGATGCCTACTACAAATGTTAAACTGTTGCACTTACCATTATACTACATTTTTCATTTTGTTTCGCATCAATTTACCCATTTTTCGACTTTTCCACAACCATATCTAAAACATATCTAGAACTATGCCTAGCATCTTTTTCGAAAATGTGCTATAATAGATACACACCATCCTGGGGCGGTAGCTCAGCTGGTTAGAGCACGGGCCTTTTAAGCCCGGTGTCGAGGGTTCGAGCCCCTCCCGCCTCACCACAGCCCCACGGGCGGTTAGCTCAGTTGGCTAGAGCGCGTCTTTGACGTAGACGAGGTCAGAGGTTCGACTCCTCTATCGCCCACCACAACATTCTTGACACCACGTCAA